CCCGCCTCCCGGCAGATCCTTGATACCTGATGAGACCATTCTCGAGATGAAACGCGAAAGAGAGGCGTTTTTCACCCACATCAAGCTGTTCTCTGCCCATCCGGGGAACATCGAATATTTCCCGTGACCATAACAGATGTCATGGTTTTTCGCAAACTCCAGTACCGCCGTAATGTTGTGAACCATGCAGTCCTGTTCGATGTAGAGGTAGTCCATATTGTTGTTGTAGGCGTAGATCGCCCCCTGCAGGACAGAGGCGGCCCAATCATGGCGATAGGGGAGTTTGCGGGCGTCAATGGATGAATAGACGATCTCGCAATGATATTTAGTGCCCAATAAAAAAGTGTTTGCGTAGTTGTCGCACGAGGAATGATACAGAACCGGCCTGAATCCTTGTGGTTTTCCATTTGGTCCACTAAGTTGCCTGATGATATGTTTTATCCAAACCTCCTCTAAATATCCGGGGTCGTTCTGCAGGCTTGACCTCTGCGGGTTATTGTGCCCCTCGTTCTGCGCACACCACCCTGTTCCTATACAAAGATTCATGGCGTAACCTCCAGTGGAAATGTCCCTGCTCTTGTTGGCTGCAGCTCATCCCTGATCCTCTGCAGCTCTTCCTTGCTCCACGGCTGATCATAGGGCGATGGCCTGTCATACCGTGGCTCAAGGCGGCCATGGGTCCCACCGCGGGCATAGGTGGCAATTCGCGCGCACATGCAATGCGGATGGGTGTCCGATACCGGATGGGGGCCTTCACCGCGGCGCCAGACCTTGCCGTCAAGCCAGGCGCAGATGATACAGCATCCGGTTCCTGCACTCCACTCCTCAAAGTTGGTGCCGTTCTCGGCTGCCATCTTGTCAAAGGCGAGGCCGGCGGCCAATGTTGCCTCAGAGCGGGCTATGCGCTGCCAGTACCATGCCGCCCCCTCGCCGATGATGTCATGCAGTTTACGGCCAACCTCAATGGGCCAGCGCCCATTGTAGCTCATATCGATGAGCATGTCCCTGACCTTGTTCAGGCGGTTGACGGCAATCTCTGTGGTGATGCGCTTGCCGCCCTCAGCTATCATGGCCTTGAAATAGTCGCGGTTCGGGTCGGCCACGACCATGGTCAAGATTGCGTTCTCTCCGGCAATGTCCCGCATTTTGTCGTATTGATCGCGGGCCTCTACATCAAAGGCCATAGCCATAAAGCGGATGACGATCCACTTGATGGTGGTCCAGTCTATACCATCAGTGAGGCCCTTGCCGGTTACGGCGTACTCTGGGGACAGGATGTCCTCCAGCCAGTCTTTCGCCACAGCCAGAAGGCGAAGATACATGGTGTCATGATACTGAAACGGCTGTCCGCTCTCAGGTTGTGATCCTGTTACAATCGCCCTGCGCACCTCCTCGATCGACGGCAGCCCCAAAACATGCAGCATCTCAACCTCTGCCTTGGTTGTGCGGTCCATCAGGGCCTTGAAGAAATCCCGGTGGACCTTGGCCATCGCCGGGTTGCGGTGCTTGCGGGAGGCAAACAGGAGCTCGTTGACTGAAGGCCCCTTGGTCCTGTGCAGTTGGTGGGCGTCGCCGCAGCCACAAAGGTCATCCTGTGGGGCTTGCAGGCCCCGCAGGATACACTCATTGCGGAGCGCTTCATCGACGGTCAAGGTGATCACGCAGACCTCGAGAGCATAACTGCAATGCGGGTGCCCTTGGCATCCTGATAGCTCTTTGTGATCGCCTCCACCCCGCCGGCGGCCTTGACCGATTCCTCGGACTCAATCCCATTGACAACCAGGTATTCTACAAAGGCATCCGGAGTGATCAGGCCGGCGTCCAGGAGGGCGATGCGGGCATCAATCTCTTTTTGCTGTGCAGTGGCGTTCTGCAGCCGGGCCCGGGCGGTTTTTTCATCATCCTGGAGGTTGACCGGATCCCATTCATGTTGCCACTTGACACCGTTCAGGCCATTCAGGAGCAGTGCGGTTGTGAATACCCGCTCGATGATTGGATCCAGCCTCGATCGGCGCGTCCATACCTCCGATGTCAGCATGTCTGACTGCTCCTTGGCCATCCGCTCTGTGGTGGACCAGGACAGCCCGAACATAAATGGCGGCAGTCCGGTACGTGCGACGATCTGTTCCATCGTGATTTTGGTCGGCACGGTCAGATCCGGCAGCTCGGCATCACCACCCAGGACCTTGACCTCGAGCTTGCCGTTCGGGGCATAGCCAAATCCCAGGTCCATGAGCCCGCCGGCCTTCCTGGTGAGCATCGCCTCCTGGAGGTCTGTGGCCTTGGCGCCAAGATCGGCCTTCAGGTCGTCCCCGGTCTGGCCGTCGCCGGCCATCTGCAGGATCAGAAATGTCGGATCCCCCACCCTCCAGGCGGTTGAATCGATGGCGTTCTGGATCCGCATGATGGTCTTTACCACTGCCGGCAGGCTGTTAAGCAGGGAGACTCCCTGGGGGTGACCGTCGCGGAGATCAAAGGCGAGGTAGTAGATCAGCGACTGGTCGGCCATCTCCACCGGCTTGAATCCGAAGCGGTCCATCTGGCCAAGCGAAAGCTTGCCGTCATCATCGACCATAAAGCGAAAATCATTGGCCCGGGCGACCTTCAACCGGTCAACTCCAGACAGTAGCGCATCCGGGACCAGCTCACCAATGCCGAAGCCCTTGGCAATGGCAGAGTCGGTCATCTGGGTGAGAAAGGAATTAAACCCGCCATCTATCCACCCAACCCGGACCTGCTTCTTGGTAGCGTCAAGCACTTCCTGGGCCCGGGTGTTGCCCATGGCATCCAGGCGAAAGTCCCCGATCAGCTGCACAAGCTTCAGTATCGCCACATCAAGAACCGGGGAGACCTCCCTGATCAGATCGTACAGATCCAGGCTGCCACGTACTTCGATGGCCCCAGAGAGCCGGCTGATCACCTCTCTCTGCCAGGGGTCGATGGTCTGGGCCCGGCGTCTGGAGGTGGCCCGCATGACCTGCTGTGGCGCTTTTCTTGAAAACAGTCCCATTTCGCTACCTCTTTATTTTGACACTGATTCCACCCCAATTCCCGGAATATTTAGCGCATAGTGCCAGAGCACCCGTACAGGCGTCAACCTGGTCGTCATGTTGCACCTCCGGGAATCCGCACAATTCATCGATCAAATCATTGCTCCAGCTGCCGCGAACGATTTTAACTTTTCCTTGCTCTGCGCGTGCCAGTAGCGGCTGGGCTCTGGTTACCTTGTCTTTTTCCGCCGGAATGCCCTGTATTGATATTCCAGCAAGGGTTGGTTCTGCCAGCAACAGGTCATAAAACCCCTTCTGTGTCCCTGTGGTCTCAACCCCCTGCAGGATAGAAGGCCCATCGTTTAGGGCCACAGTCTTGAACAGCTTCAAGAGTGCGGGCCACTCATAACGTCCGCGCACAACATCAAGGATAAAAACTTCCCCATCGTAAGAAAGGCCAACCTTGGCGCCCACACTATAATCGGCCATCGTCTTCAGGGACGCCGCCAAATCCCAGAACCTTGCTATTGTTTTTAAGACAGGCACCTGAGGGGAGTCTATCAGCTGAAAATATTCCCGGCGGAACATCGCCCCGGCCAGCTGCACGAACTCTGCGCCAAACTCCTGCCGGAATACCAGGGCGGGCGATGTGCGGCGGGCAGCCTCAATCTCTGACTCCTTGAGGTATGGGTTCGTCCACGACGGCACTATCCAGCTATGCCAATCTTGATTCGTTTCGCTTAACTTCCATAGCTCATAAAAATCGTTGTAGCCCTTCGGCGTGCTGATGAACATCGCCCCACCCTGCCGGTCAGCCAGCGCCGGGCGGATCTCCTGCGTCCATATATCCATCAGGTTGCGCGTGTGCGCCGCCTCGTCAAATACGACATAATCCAGCCCCTCGCCGCGGATGCCGCCTTCTGAGTCAGCGCTTCGCACCTGCACCCAGCCTCCGGCGATACTGACCATCTTGTCGCCGCGGTTGATCTTGGCGACACTGATCTGCTGCGCCATGCGTATCATCGCCCGCCAGCCTACCTCGGCAATCTGATAAGACGGCGCAATCCACATGGACTGCTTACCCTTGACGGCTAGCTCGGTCAGCTTGCGCGCGGCCAGCATCGTCTTGCCGAACCGGCGGCCGGCTGAGATGACCTTAAACCGTGCCGGGTGATGGTATATCGCCGCCTGCGCCTGGTGCATCTTCGGCGGGCGGATCGTTATCGTCGGCATTCTCGTCCCATTTGAGAAATATCTCAGCGCTTCCAGAAATTTGCAGCTTATTTTGCTTTACCCATATATCCGGGTCTCTGCGCTCCAGGTATTCAACGGCGGCGCGCCAATCGCCCTTGACAACACCAGCATTTTTAATGGACTTTTCACAATCGGCTATGCACTGCGCCTCTGCAAGCGTAACTAAACCGAAAAACTTGAAATATGGGCCTTTTCCTTCATCTTCGCCGCGCTTCATCCAGTTATTGAATGTGTCATATTCTATTCCGGCAAGCGCAGCCGCATTCTTTTTATTAACTCCGTCCTGAATGGCGCGGACAATAACATCTTGGCGTTTCTTATTTAGTTTAGTTGGTCTTGCCACTACCATTGCCTCATCGGGTCCTGCAGTTCGGCTCTCTCTACATCGTACACTATCCGCACCCCGCCGGTCGTGCCGCTCGGGAACATCTGCACATCGGCATAATCCACCAGCGAGGCGTCGATGTCCGTCCGCTCGTTCAGCAGCCCAGCCAGCGCCTTGCTCTGCTTGTCTGGGTGCGTGCGCCAGTTCTTGTCATTGAATGCGATGTCCTTCGGGGACATCATCCGCATTTCGGTCACTCTATTGCGTATGCTCACAACCTTCCCTCCCGCTCCAGCTCCCTCAAATGCGCCTTGATCGTGTACGGGCTATTGATGTGATATTTATCGCGGAAGAATCGGGCCAGCGCCTCAATGGTTACGATGCGGCCCTGCGCATCCGGCGTGCGCGCGGCGATGATCAGATCATCCATCTCCGGAGTGAATTGCTTGCGCCTGTTGGCGTATGGGTCGACCCGTATCCGATCTAGTTCGGCCATGAGTTCGGCCTGCGTAATCTCTTGCGGTGTGCTCATAATTCGACGGTTTCGCTCCTCCCTATGTCCCATACCTTGTGCCGTGTATACAAGTCGTGG